ATTTGTCCATCCATAGCCTTGCACAGCATCTTCTGTTGCATCGGTCCACGCAATCCAATAAGTTCGTTCTGTTGGATATCTTAGTTCATTCATGCTTTCCAATTATACTGATCCGCCATCTGAAATAATCCAGGAATAAGTTGTTTGTAAGGTTGATTTTGCTGTTGCTGCTGCTGATGGTGCTGCTGTGAATTGTGATGTTCCAAACGAAATGGAGACACCTGTGTTCACAGATTGTGCTGCCCATGCAATTAGCAATGCATCATAGTTTGCTGTTGACATACCTGCTGCATTTTGCATGAATCCGTTTGCAGTTGTGATGGCTGTCACATCCCAAGATGAAAGGTCTTGGTCGAACGCATCACAATTGAACAACATATTGCTGATGTTTGTCAAACTGCTTGTGTTCCATCCAGATATATCACCATTGAACAGAACGCAATTCACAAACAAGTTTTGTGCAGAAACTAATCCACTTGTATCCCACGTATCAACACCAATACCCGTAAACACATCACATTGATCAAATGGTCGGAACCATGTGCCATTCAATGTCCAATTGCTTACATCACCATCAAACGCATCGGCATTCGCGAATGCTTGTTCTGCATTGGTCACGTTGTCGGTCACCCAACTTGACAGATCTTGGTTAAACACGCTGCATCTGTCAAACATCTTCTTGATGTTGGTCGTTGATGTTGTCACCCAATTAGCAACATTGCCATTGAACGATGATGACAATTGGAAACAGAATTGGTAATCTGTGACACCTGTCATGTCCCATCCAGACCAATCAACTGATGTAATACCTGTCTGGTAGAATTGACTTGTCATTGCCGTTGTGCTAATGGTTGGAATGTCTGTTGCGCTAACATCCATATTCGCGCAACCTTGGAACATTCTCGTTCTGTCAAAAACAAAACCTGTTCCCCAATTGGAAACATCTGTGATTTTTAGTTTATCCCCACTATTCTCAAACGCCCAACCTTGGACATCGCCATCAATTATGATAGTGTAGGTACCTGCTGATGTGTAGGTGTGTGATTTGTTTGCAATGGAATTTGCCACAACAGTTGAATCGCCCCAATCAATGGTGCCACTAAATGTGCCGCCACTTTTGTAAGGCAAGGTAACTGTCTCACCATCTGATGCAACATTCCACACAGTTATCATCCTAATGTCAGCAGGTGCTGCGCCACCGGAAGAAGATGCCTGTCTTCTTGCTATGTTGACTATTCCGTTCATTGCTTGTACACAATGCAGCTTCCACTTGACATTGTCAATGATGTGATGCTTGACGATTCTGGAACTGTAATGTAGGCACCTGCTTTGCAGGTTGTTCCACTTAGACCATAGTCTGCCAATGCTCCACTTCCATCAACTTCGAATGCTGTGAATACTGTGTCTTCCTGCACTATAACAGCATAGCCATTCAATGATGAATGTGCTGATGTGCCTGTCAGAACTTTGCTTCCTTTACTTGCAATTGCTTTCTGTTGGTATTGCATTTCTTAAATTTTAACTTGTTGGTATTTGACAGCGATCATAGGCAAATGGCTGCGTGATTGACAGCACACATGAATGTCCGCTAACTTTGTCCGTAAATCTTTCTGTGAATGGTTCAAACTGAACTGATGTTTGGATGCTCAACTTCTCCGTGTGCAGTTGTCTGAAGTATGCAACAAAATCCATCAGAATCAAGATTGTATCTGACATCACTTCGTGTTCATTTTCTTCTCCTGGAAGAACACGATCCATGCAAATCAATCTGATGTCATAGGTCAATGTTCGTTCAGTAACAGATGCACCTTGTTCGATTGCCCACAGAACAACATAATCCAATTCTTCTGGCTGTAATTCCCACACATCACCTTGTCCGTACTGCTTTACTTGCAGATGGCTGTTGGCCTGTGTTTCGATTATTTGGAATATTTCGTTCAGAGTATACAAACTTCTTCAGCTTTTCGATGTTCTTCTTGTTGATTCCTTTCGCCATTAGTAGTCAATGTATCCATCTCTGTACTTATCCTGCAAACTTCGTGACCTGTATCTGTTGCCCAAGAAGATGCCTGTGCTGTACACGTCCTTTTCCGGACGAATCACATCAAGACCAGAATCTGGTGATTGATACGCAGGATAGTCTGATGCATTTTCGCACAGGAATCTGACCAATCGTTCTGTATACCATTCAGCCTTGTCTCTGTACTTCTGACTAATGAAGTTGATTTCATCAAGTGATGATGTGCTTGCATTCTCAGATGACTGCTGCATCAAGCCTTTATTCAAGAACTTGTATGAAATAGCTGTTGGTGCTTCTGATTCAATCCAATATCGCAGACATGGTTGAATGTAATCATCCAACAAGGTCTGATTTGCAACAGTCAATGTGCTGTTGATGATCTGTGTCTTGATTTCATCATACAATGTACTGCCTAATTTTGGCTGCACATAAATGTCCTGACACATGATGATGACAGGCCGAAGATACTTGAAGTCAATATTCTCATGCAGCAACGTGCTGTCCTTCAAATACGATTCCGATATAAACAGAACAGGTGTTGCCATCAGTTCGCTTGTTTAGTGATTAGTACCTGTCTCCATTCGTGTCTGCAATGAATGGATTTGCCCCACCATCCGCCACCGCGATTCCAGACATTGCGCCCTTCTTCCATTCCAAGTCTCTGTATTTCTTCCAAGGTCCACACTTTTCCTGTGTAGTTCGGACCAATTTCTTGGACATCTTCTGAACGCCAATCTGATGGTCTGCTTTCACGCAGCAAATCAATGCAGAAATCACGTGATGTTGGAATGGTCAATGCTTCGCCTTTCTGCTTCAATTCTGGCCGTAGGTCATAAACGTAACCAATGCCAAATTCTTCTTCAACAGGTTCGATGTCATCAATGATTCGCTTGCCTTCATCAGTCACATCAACAACACGTTGTGTGCTGCCTGCAATTTCCTTGATCACAATGTTGATGGCATTGGCTTCATTCAATGTCTGGATTGCAGTCATCAATCGTTCATTCGTGATCTGCAAACTTCTTGCAATTGCAAGGAATGGTGTGCTTGGTTCTTTGACCAAGATGTCCAGGATTGCTGATTCAATTGGTCCTATTTCGCTGAACCAATACTTGAGACATTCAGATTCTCTGATGTGTGCTGTCTCAAAACTATCAAATTGGAATCTTCGGTCAGCCACAACTTTATGCTCAAAGCTGCCTGTGTTTCGCAGGTATTCAAGAACACGTTCATCATCTTCTTTGCTATCTGATGATTTGCAGCAGATTCGTTGTGAATTGAATGCAGACACTTCCGGCAATGGTTCGCCATTGATGGTTGCTGCTGCTTTCGCAGGTTCGAATCCGTACAGTTCAACCAAGATTGCAATGGCAGAATTGGCATCCACAACACCTTCCTTCACGTTCTGAAGTAGTGTGATGATTCCGCTAACGCCACCAACACTTCCTTTCAATGCAGCCTGTGCATCTTTGGTTTTGCTGTCAACAGATTCTGTTCCTTCTTCCTTCTCAACAGCCACCAATCCAACTGCATCACGAATTTCATCTTCAGTCATCACAGATATGATGGTGCTTTCAGAGAACTGAACGCTTATTGGTTCCGTGTCGCTGATGGTCAGCCTTCCTTCCAATCCTTGCAATGCGGCCAGGTCATTGAATGTTCGTTCAATAAACTGTTGCCGTGCGTTCACATAGGTGTTTTGGAATAGTTCAAAGCTGTCAACCAATTGGTTTCTGCTGCTGAAGATTCCTTCTTCTTTGATGCCGAACAACGCAGGATCTGAAATCTGATGACCTGCGTACAATTCCTGTTGAATGGTTTTGTTCAATAAATCAAAACGCTTATCAAAATCATTACTATTCAGTTGCTGAATTTCAGCAGACCGTTCACGCGAATCAGAAAAGTTCAGAAGAATGCTGTTGGCATTGTCTGTTCCTGTGAACTTAGCCTTCACCATTCGTTCAATTTCCTGTTGCTCGCTTTCGGTCGGAATGCCCGAATTGAAATTCAAAAGTGTTCCGGCCATAAATCCATTGGAAATGCCTTTGTTGAAATAGTCACTTACCTTTCTGTCCAAGTCAATGTAATTGATGGCACCAAGGTATGATGGCAATGGATAATATTGGCAGTTAGGCTGATAGCTTTTCACGTACAGCAATTGTTTGCCGCCTGGTTCCTTCCAATTGAATGCTTCTATCTTCTCAACTTCTGGATTGTACTTTGACCAATCATCAGAATAGTAATAACAATAGCCATCATCTGACACACGATACTTTGCGAAATCTGCATGATAGATAGCTGCAATCTTTTCACCTATACTGTCATAGATAACTTCTAATGCATAGCCGCCATAAAGTTCCAGGTCATGTGCCACCTTCACCAAGATGTCATCCAATGATTCGTACGGATTTGGATGCTTCACAAACTGCTCCATCTTCGCCTTCATCACAGTTGTCATTCCATCTGTGTCAATGGACCATCCACGGCCACACACATAGTCACGTTTACTGTTGATGATGGCATGATGCTTTGCGCTGTTCCTGTACAATTCCAGAAGAAAGTCAGGATAGCGATTCTTATAATCGCCTTCTGAACCATACAGAATCCAATCCTTGCCACGCTGTTCCTTAAATTCTGGAACAACATTGGCTTCAAAGTTCAATATTGAAAGACTATTCGCCATAAACTGTATAAGTTTGGTTGCCACCTGTGTACACTTCAGATGGTGCAGGTGTGCCGATGACCTTCACGATTCCCTGCTCCAACAATGACAGACCTGTTGGATCAAGATTTGATGATGAACTGTTCGCATAGATGTAATAACGCCATTGGCCATCATTGC